GGAAAGAAGGCGTTCCGATGACAAAGATATATGACGCACTCTATGACGAGATGCGCGACGATGCCGGCGTGAATGCAATCGTGGGCAGTGGAACGAGTGCGCGCGTCTACCCTGGTATCCCGCCGCCCGATGCGACAGCGCCGTTCATTTCCTTCCGAAAGACGAGCTACACCCGCTTGAATACTCTTTCAGGGCCTAAGACGCTCGCCAGACCAACATTCCAAGTTGATTGCTGGGGAAGTAGCAACGAGACAATGGTATCGCTGTCAGAGGCCGTGAGAGCTCTGCTGGATGGGTTCAGGGGGAACATGGGCGACGACAACATCGTGGTCCGCAGGGCCAATCTCGTCGGGCAGAACGACGATCCTGAAGATCCATCGGATGGTGGTGGAAACGACGTGAACCGCAATCGCATGGACTTTGAAATCTGGCATATCGAGTAACGATCTATCCGCACTGTCGGGAGACAGCGCACCTTCCTGCCAAAGGGCCTCTTCGGAGGCCCTTTCTACTGGAGCAATGTAAATGGCTGTTGATGTAGGCACAGGCGCCACATTCGTATTCGGCACCGTTGCGGTCGCCTTGGAAATCACCAGTATCGAGACATCTGGCCTTTCCAGGGAATCCATCGACGTGACCACGTTGGCGACGACTGGTGGACGCACATTCATCCCTGGAGACCTCTACGATCCGGGGGAAATCTCACTAGAGGGCTTTCTCGATCCGAATCTCGGTGATGCAATGATCACCAAGATCGGGGCCGTGAAGGAAACCTGCACGATCACGTTTCCGATCCCCGCTGGGGGTGCGGCCGGCGCGACCTTTGCTGCCAGCGGCTTCCTGACCGAGTTCGAGTTTAGCGTACCGCTCGATGAGGAGATGACGTTCTCAGCGACTATCAAGCTGAGCGACGATATCACCTGGAGCGATTCAACCTGATGAGTAGGCTGCTCACAGCAGACGACATCCTCCAAGCCGACGACCTCCCGAGAGAGCGCCTCGAGCTCCCCGAATGGGGCGGACATCTCTATATCCGCACCATGACGGGAGTCGAGCGGGATGCGTGGGAAGCATCGATGGTGCGGACCAGGCCTCGAAGGGTGAACGGTCGGAACATCGAGGAAACCGAAACGGATCTGCGGAATGCCAGAGCCAAACTCGTTTCACGGGTTGCCTGCGATGACAAAGGCGAGGCCATTTTCTCATCCCACCAGGTTGATGTGCTCGGCAAGAAATCCGCATCCGCTCTGGACCGATGCTTCGATATCGCCAAGCGGCTCAACCATCTGACGAATGACGACGTGGAGGAGTTGGTAAAAAACTCCGAAGGCGGCCAGAGCGGCAGTTCTGGTTTCGCCTAGCCACGCAACTCGGGTATCCCGTCCGCATTCTGCAACAGGTAATCGACTCGAATGAGTTTGCCGAGTGGATGGCGTACTACCAGATAGAACCGTTCGGAGAGGAAAGGGCTGACCTGAGAGAGGCGATGGTGCCGTTCATGCTCGCGAGTGCTTTCGGGAAGAAGGGTAGGAAAGTGAAGTTCGAGGATTTTCTGGTATCCAACCTGATCATGGAAGAGCCGAAGCCACGACAGACGCTCGAGCAAATGCAGATGGTATTGAAAGGCATCGCGAAACGACACGAGGAGGCGAAGAAACGTGGCAACCATAGCTAGCATTTCCGTCTCTCTTGTCGCCAAGACGAAGCCGTTCGTCAAAGGACTCCTGAAAGCGTCGAAGAAGGCCGCAGGCTTTGCCAAGAAAATAGGCGGACTGGCAGCCAAGATTGGTGGACTCGCGCTTGCTGGCGCAGGACTCGCAGGGATTTTTTCGTTCGGTAGAAGTTTAAAGGATCTGGACAAGATTGCGAAACTGTCAAAAGCAACTGGCATTGCGACTGATGAACTGCAAGTGCTGGATGTTGTTGCCGCTCGCGGTGGTGTCGAGCTTAATCAAATATCCAAAACAGCACTAAAACTGTCTGGCTTTGCATTCGACGCCATGATTGCAAAAACGGCAGATGCGCAGCGCATTTTCAAAGCGCTTGGCGTAACAAACCAAGAGCTAAATGCGAATATGGGGAGCACAAGCGCACTGCTTGGCCTTGTCACCGGGAAATGGAATGCAATGGAGGATGGTGTAACAAAGACAGCAATAGCGCAGAAGTTGTTCGGTGGCAGGATGGCTCAAGTTGTCGCCGCATTTCCAAAGGGTGCAACAACAATTTCGCAAGTGAGGGAAGAACTCGAAGAACTCGGCCTCATAATGTCACCTGAGCGGTTCGCTGATATCGAAGCATTCAACGACAGAATGGACGATATCACCCGCATATTCAGCGGATTTAGTGATGCGTTGACAGGTGGTGCAGCAGGGAAGGGAAAGGAATTTCTCGACGGCCTCTTCGCAAAGCTGAAGGCGTTTATAAAAGAAAAGGGAGGGTTACAGAACTTCGCTGATACGGTATTGGCTAACATAGCCGAAAAGTTCAAAATAATAGTTGATAACGTTAAGGCCTTTGTCGAACAAATGCGGCAACTGGGGAAAATTGCAAAAAAGTTTCAAAGTGTCGCTAGCTTTTTCGGTCTATTTGGCAAGAGTCCGTTAGAGAGTGCTGGTAAGGGTGCTCAGCGCTTCCTTGGGCCAAACAATCCGCTGTCAAAACTGGAAATTGAAGACCCTCAGATTGCGGACGTCATTAAGGAGCTTGCCGGTCTCCGTGAAGATGTGAAGGCTGGCGGTGGTTTTGTCTAATGCCCACGACAAAGTTCTTACTTGAGGATTCTGGAGCGTCAAACTCTGGCGACGGATTTGAGATTACCGAAGCCTATATGATCGAGGGAATGGGCGGGAACCCGCAAGATAAGACCTACATCGCGCTGACTGCGCCTGATGTTCCACAGCTCGGCGATCCACATCAGGGAAGTGCTACCGCTGTACTATCTTGCGTGAGCCAGTCCGTGAGCTTTAAAGGACCCACACAGGCAAAGGTCGTCTGCACCTTTCGTATCCCGCGGGTGGACGCTGGCGAACCTCCGGCAGGGGATACTGGCGCAATTGACGAGATTGTTGATTTAGGCACTATCTCAGTCGGGGCAACGGCAGCGTCCAGGGAGTCGTTTGAAGATATAAAGGGCACAAGGATGGTCGTGTCGCATAATGTTGAAAAGGATGACGGTGCTGGCGGAACAACAACCGAATTAGTAGAGCAAGTTCGTTCTGCAAGTGTTACCGAGCCGCAAACAGTATTGAGAGTCACGCGGCTTGAAATTGGCTCACCTGATGTCAAGGCCCGTGAGTTTGTCGGGACAGTAAACAATAAGCCGATAGGTAGGCTCGACTCTGTGGGCGTGTGGTTATGCACGCGCATTGATGGCACGAGCAACGACGGCGGCAAAACTTACTCGGTCACCTACGAGTTTCAGCGCAACCGACTCCCGTGGGGGTTCCTTGCGCAGTTCATCGATGCTGATACGGGCTTGCCAATTCTTAAAGCAGACCTGAATACCGGCAAAGAAGATCAATTCTATGAGACCTATGTGAAGACTGACTTCTCTAAACTAGGCATCAAGTTCGAGGGTCCGTGATGTCTAACGAAGTAAGAGGGCATCCAAACCTTCTGCCGAATGTAAGGGTCAAGCAACGGCCGAAGGCGCGGCATTGGAATCAGATCGTTGAGCATCTGAATAAACAGAATACAGGCGTGGATTCTGTTATCCAGCTACCGAATCACTTCGATAATCAAGTCAACTATATCGTTCACAGATTCCTAATCAAGAAAATCCAAGGGGATTACCTCGTATGTGTTCGGTGGGATGGGGTTGTCGAAGGCGTGGAAAGCATCAGCATTTGTAGGCCAACCCTTTTGAGAACAAGCACCCTATCCCATAACGGCGTGACGTTTGTCTACACCGACGACGTCACGCGAACGGCATCCAAGACAGGCGAGACAGATGAAACCCAGGTCATTGTCCCGGCTTATGTGATTGGCGATCAGATATTCGGCACTAAGAATGTATTCGGCGGGACAGGCGTTGTCAGCGTCAACGGCGATCCGGTTGCCTGGCACGATATGAACATGGACGCCCGCGCATGGGCGAAACAGGCGGCATAAATGGCAACACTCTACTGGTTAGGAAATGCGCCCGCAGTGGCGCAAGTGTCGACAGTGCAGGTCACGGCGTTCGATGCGGCCACGACCTACACTGTCACCATAGGCGATGTCGATGTCAGTGTGGTTGGGAATACGAGCGTTAACCAAACGGCAACGGATCTACACGCGGCCCTGATAGCGGAGACTCACAAGTATTTCCTCGAGGCCACGACGATCACCTGGACGGTGGCAACTGACACCGTGACAGCAACAGCATTCGTTCTCGGTGTGCCGTTTGTAGCGGCCTCGAGCGTGTCGGGCGGTACTGGGACCATCGGCGCCGTCACCACGAGCACGGCGAGCTCCGGGCCGGCTGACTGGTCGACAGGGGCGAATTGGTATGTCCCTGCAACAGCGACCATCGGCACGATCCCTGCCAGCACCGATACGGTCATCATCGAGAACAACGCCAACAACATCGCTTATGGTGTCGACCAGAATGCGATCGCGCTGAACTTCCTGAGAATCGACCAGAGCTACACCGGGAAGATTGGCCTCGACAGGACAGTATTCACGACCACTGCCGACGGCGCCACGACAGATTCCACCAAGACCGAATATCGGGATCACTATCTCAAGATCGGCTCCGAGTTCACGGACATCGGCCAGGTTAATGGCCCCGGGACGGCGACAGGCTCACAGAGAATCAAGATCAACAACGTCGACGCCTCGGCCTCAACCACGACCGTTCACAATACCAAATCGACCGGCGAGGGGATCAACCCCGCCGTCATGCTGCTCAACACCAATGCAAGCTCCACCCTCCAAGTCAAGAAGGCGCCTGGAGGGGTTGGTGTGGCCGTGGATGAGCCAGGAGAGACCACCACCTTCGCGACCATCACCATAGCCGACGAGACGGCCAGCGCACGGCTATTCACAGGCGACGGCCTTACCCTGACAACGTGGGTGCAGAACGGTGGTAATTGCTCGCTCAAAACGGTCGCCAACGGCACTGTAACCACCATGACTGTCAACGGCGGAACTCTGACCACGGTTGGAGATTTCACCGTCACCACCCTGAACGTGAACGGTGGCACGGCCAATATGAACCATGAGCGGATCGGTGGTGTTGCTGTGACAACAGCCAACTTGAACGCCGGCACCACCAACACCCGCGGCTCGAGCACTGCGAGAACGTGGACGACTGTGAATCTTGGCGTGGATGCTTCTTTCTCCGGGGACAGCAACCTCACGATCACCACCCTGAACGAGCCGACCGATCCCTACAAGATCGACACCTCGGCGCCATAATGGGGCTGATTCAAGACCTCCACGAAAGGAAGCTGACGGGCTGTCGTGGCTGTGATGCGATAAGAAATGGACTCTACAAGGGTCTCGATCTGTGGAAGCCAGATAATCGAATCCAGGCCGCGTCCACTCTTGATAGTTTCGATGCGTCTAATTTGGGGGCATACGTCGAGTCTGCCCTAAAGGCGCGTGGTGGCGTTGGTGTCTCATTTGCGACAGGCGATCTTGCCGTTACTGAGTTTCGGCATGATACAACACCACGCTTCCGAATCACGACCCGCCTTCATGGTGATATGACGAGCCAGCTCCCATCTGGGACTGAAGCAAGTTTTTACGATGCGTCTGACACGCTAATTGTCACTTGTACAACACAGGACCTAAACACCTTTTTCGCAACTGGATTTACATCGACATCGGACAATCTCTGTGATTCCACATTCGAAGGCATCGAAGTCCCCCTCGGCTATACACTGACGCGGTGGTTTGAGAATACAGGCTCCCCCGCTGATTTGGGAACTGCCGGCGATGTCGAACGACTTGAGATTCGTTTAACCTCCGATCAATCTGTGATCGGGAACTACACGGGGTTGCAGACGTTATTCTGTAATCGTGATGGTACGGCCTCGAGCGGTTTCGACACTTATATCAATGCTGATGCGCCGTGCTGGAGCGACGTAACAACATCTACCACAGCAAGCATTGATGCGATTTTCCGATGGGATAAGGCGGACTTAGGTGGTGGCGATTGGAGAATCCATGCCAAGGTGGCTTCTGATGTCACTCCGGGACCGACCGGGAATTGGCGATTTTACTACAATGGAACGACAGATTTTGTTACTAAATTCATGACAATCGGCTTTGTCGCGGGAGGCTTTACATTATGTTCTGGCGGGACATTCCCATCATCCGGGAATATTGGCAGTACGGCGCTTGTCCAAATTGACCTACCTTCTGGGGTGGAGCCCAATACAGTCAACAGAATTCAAAACGCCAATTCGGTGACTTGGAATGTTGTTATGTCACCGAATCGGACGTTGCTAGTGACTGCCCCATGATTAACGCCCGATATCCGTTAGTCATTTCAAGGCAGCGCGGCAATTTCCTGTAGTCTCTCCAACACCACGAACGGCGATAGCCAGATGATGAGATCGTCAGTATCAGAAACCGTTCCATTCACTCCCGCCGACACCACAACC